GTAGTACCTTTAGGCAAAGAACTGTCCGGATAAATCTTCCAAATGTGACCTTCATTACATGTGACGCCAGAGTCAGGATAACCACCCATACCAACCCAAACAACATCTTCATCTGGCTTAAAGCGCAATCCGCGTTCATTCACATCACCAGTCGTTGTGACCATTTCATCGAGCAATGTGCCGAGCGGATGCAGCAATCCGGCATACTTAACGATCATCATCGTGCCAGTGAATTGATTTGTTGCAGGATTGAATCCAGACGCACTATATGATCCATTAGCCGATGAAGCCAGTGGAGAGCTAACGCCATTGTCCCGGTTCATCGTGACGTAGTTCGTTGCGCCTCCATCTTGATCACCAATAACGAACGAATAAAGCTTGCCGGCTGTAACTGAAATAGACAATCCACTTTTCTTCACCCAACAATTAGCAGTCGTTCCATTAAGTGTGATGGTGAAGGCCGAACCAACCAACGTCCCAGGGACAAATGTGCTAGCCATTCCTTCCCTGATTTGACCATTGATCACTCCGTCCGTTGATCCCCACGTCCCATTGTACGATGCAACGTAAACCCAGACGTCGGTCAGTGTTCCTGTCTCTTGAGCGAGAAACCAACCAGCAAAACAATTGCCAGAAGTGCCATACACAAACGCATTATTGAACGCCATTGTCGTCAAGTTAGGGACGCCATTGATTATCTTGGACGGCGACATCTTGTTGGCGCTACCAGTCCGCAGATCACTCCATCGAGAAAATGCGGCCATGGTTATGCGCTCAATGTTATCGTGTAATTGGCAGCGGCATAATCGGATCGCTCTGTAGCGTTCTGCGAGAGACTAAACAAAGTGTAGCCACGTTGCGTCAACCAACGATGGATCATCGTGAACTGTTCGATGAACGGATGATTGATATCCGTAATGATGTCTTTCACGCTCAGCGTGGTCACTTCCATGTAGACCTTCTGGCCTCCGCCCATGTCAAAGACGGCCTTGCTGCCTTGGAACGTGAGCGGAGGAAGGGAAGGCATTAGGCGATACGCAGGATGGCGTTGGAAGCGTCTGGCGTCGGGAACACGAAGGTCATCGTACCAGCCGACACTGTCTGTGTGCCACCAAAGTCATGCACCGACACCGAGCGATTGATCGCTGAGCCACCGGCATTCGGCGTGATACCTGTCGCATGACCAAGCCGCACCGATGTATTGTAGATAATGCCGGCTGTGCATGAGATGGTCGCCGTCGTAAGAGATGGATCAGGCGAGAAGTCAGTGAATGCCGTGGAACCGGACACCGTTGGTGTCACATTGGTCAGCGCCATGCCGCCTGATGTATAGCCTGTGCCAGATGCCTCGTCCGTACCAACGTTTGTCGCTGTTGGACCTGCCGTACCAGGCGTACCAACGTTAGTTTGCGTGCCGTCGAAGGTTCGCGTTGGCGTCACCTTGATCAAAAGCAACTTGAAGGCATCGCCAGTCATAGCAATAGTGCCGGTTGTCACAGTACCAGTGTGCGCCTTTGAAAGCGTCACCGCAGTACCAGAATCAATCGACGCAATGACAGCACCAGCGGCGATGCCGGTGCCTGTTACAGCCATACCAACGGCCATACCGGCAGTAGTAGCCAGACCAGTGAGGGTGAACTGACCCGACGTGCCCGCGCCAGCCAAGGAGGACAATGGTCCATTGAAACAGTGCGCGGCTTGTAGCATCTCTTGCTTGTCTGACACGCAGACGGCGGTTGTTGCCATAATTTAATTCTCCGATTGAAAGGGCCGAGGTGAAACTGTTACTTCTGAAGATACTTACTTATGTGCGCATGAACGTTAGCAGCGCCATGGTTAGCGCGGGCTTCGCGATAAGCCTTGGCTTCTGGATTGCTAGCGTTCTTGTCGGCATGATAGCTGCGCTCGATGTCCATTGCCGTGGCAAAGTGCGAGCCAATCATACCAGCAAGCACAGCTTGGACTTCCTTCTTGGCGAAATGTTCGCCAAGGTCAACCTCCTTCTCACCTCCGGTATCAGGATCGGGTATTTTGATCTTGCCGACCTTCTTAGCAGCGGCAGCAACCTCAGCAACAACTGCGTCACAGTGTTCCCTTGGATCAATCGGTTCAGCGAGACGCTTCATGCCGCCTCTTTCGATCTTGCCGCGCTCACTGGTTTGTACATTCTCGTGGTGCGGTTGCAAGAGATCAAGAAGCGCCATTTCAAACTTGCGCGCGCCGACAGTGTCCGCGGCGCCAGAACTGAACACAGACTGGATGATTTGTCCAGCGGTGGTAACTGCCCACTTGTCAGCGGGATGCGGGCCACCATTGGTGACCATAATTCCTACTTGCATGATGGCCTCATTTGATTTGAATTGAAAAGGGAAGGAAAGCGGACCGGAGGAAAAGGGTGTAACCTCCGGTCCTAGGTGAGCTGAGGAGTGGAACTCACCTACAAAGTCACTTCCATAAGAGTGAGCTGGGAAGGCAACAGCCCTTACTCCGTGACCTTGTTCGCATTCTTGTTGTGCTTCTTGATGGCCTTGATGATGTCTGCTTTCAAGTAGGCATCGCCAAGGTCGATGTTGTTCTGTTCGGCATGTTCCTTGAGCTCAGCGACAGTCATGCCTTCCAGATCTTCATCTTCACTGCCTTGCGCTTTGTTGGCGCCGGAAGCCGCACGGCCAGAAGCAACCCTGGCCCTGGTTGCTGTAGGATCATTCGGATTTGGCGGACGACCAATCGTCGCTGCAGCAACCAGGGCCTCTGTGGCTTCTTGGACCTTCTCATGGACCTCTGGACGCAAGCCGCCAGGCTTGTCTTCCATGCCAACTGATTCACGCATCTGACCAGCCGACTTGCCGATGAACGCGCCATGGTTGTTCTCGAACTCCGTGGCGTCCTTGTCAGGATAGCGGATGTCGGTTGGGGTTGGCTCACTGTAGGTGCCGGACGGATTCTTGTCCGTTGCCACCAGCCCACCGCCTTCATTGACACCATAGTTGGCATCGATGCGGCGTTTCGCCTTGTGATCCTCGTAAGCCTGTCGCTCAGCATCAGTCATCGGCCGATCAGCGTCCGCTGATTTGGCATCTTTGTCGAGCTTGTCTTCATATATCTCGTGCTCGCCTTCTTTGTAATCTTCTTGGTTGATGACCTTGTACTCGTTGCCGTGCTCGTCGCTGTGCTTGACTCGTACTGTTCCCGCCATGGGAAGCTCCTTTCGAAAGAAGATGAAACGATAACTTATAACGTAGCTAGCAGCGCCAAGTTTCCCTGGCGCTACACCTTTTGTTTAGCCAAGCAGCAAAGCGATATGCTCAGGCTTAACAACGCCAACGCCCCAAGCAAGAGCGACCTCATAGCGAATGCGGCGATATTCGCGATACAACCGCACCTCGAAGCTAATGCCGGACGTTGGATCGGTCACCATCTTCGAGTCATCAGCAGAGTCACCGCCATCCGGAGCGGCAGGGGCACGCGCCGCAAGAACAAGAGCATTCGGCGTAAATGCTACGTTGTCGGTGAAGTTTGCACCAATCGTCATGTTTGTCGCCGCTGCTGGGATTGCCTGGAGGAGGCCAGGAGCGTTGATGACTAACGTGCCGGGTGCCGCAAGTCCGGTCTTGACGACATACTTGTTGGTATCACCGGCGAACGTAACCACGTCACCGGCCAGGATTGTACCAGCGCCAGTAATGACCGGGATTGAAGTCGTACCAATTGGGAAGCCAGCAGCAGTCGAGGTGTACGCTGTGCCACCGCCCTTGGTGATGACGCCAACGCCAGCGGAGTAGCCAATACCAAAGCCCATGACAGTCGTAAGAATACGACGCCGCAGGAAGTCATCGGTGTTGGCTTCGTTTGCCTTGAAGAGAACAGCTTGCTTGCCTTCCAAGTTAAACCTTGCGGCACCGCCAATGATCAACCGGCGACCAAATTGCGGTGCGCCGTTCTGATCGAGGATTTGGTTGAGGCCGGCAAAGTCAGTCAGATCGCCGGCAGTACCAAATGGGGTATTGCCCGCTGTACCGTAGGCGCGTGAAGCTGCTTTGGCAGCAGCCGCTACCGCGTCAACTTCAACTTGGTTGGCGAGCCAGCGGAATGCTTGTGCGAACTGATCAGCAAGGATCTGATTGTACTGTCCACCAGGACCAATTGCGCGTTGCTCTTCACCGTTCCAACGGACCGGCGAATATTTTGACTTCGTGATTGACACAGCTTGTGTACCAACAATGACGTCACCGTCATCCGGAGGTACAGAAGATGGAGTGATATTGCCGCCAGTTGCCGCTGGCACAACAGGAACAGTTACTGTCTGGCCGACAGCTGCGCGCTCCATCGAGGCATCCCGCTGCATCGCAGGGATGATACCGATAAGCTCACGGGATACAACGTCCAATCCAGCAAACAGACTGGGAAGGACAGCAGTCAAGGTATTGGCCATATGATGGCTCCTATGAGTTGAGTGAATTGAAATGGTGGGGCCATCGGCCTAGTCAAGCGTGCCGCCGTCAGCGGAGATAATTGAACCGATCTATCAGACCAGCTGAATTTTATCGACCGTCATCTTGGTCATTTGTTCTTGTGGCGTGAGCCTATCAAAGTCAGCACGCGACATGGTCTTTGCGCCATGTTGGCCGTTATTGCCGCGCCCTCCAGGACCAGATGGCTTACCAAGATATGCCTTGCCTTTCGTGCCAGCCCAATCAGCGACATAGGTAGGCACTTCAATCTCGCCCATGTCTGTAGTGAATACAGGAACACGGTCGCCCTTCTCGGTCTTAGTAACCTTGACAGATGGCTTGAGGCTGGCGATTGCGCCTTCAAGCAGCTCTGGTTGGACGCCCACTTCAAGCAGCGCATCCTTCAAACGGCCATCGACCGTGGTCTTGTCAATGTAGCCATCGCGTTCAGCGATCTGCTGCATCAGCGCTGTCTCTTTTTCAGTGGACTTCTTCGTCAGGTTCTCAATCTTCTTTTCATAGACCGCCTTCATTGACTGGATGTGCTCATCAGCAATCTTCTTTTTCTTCTCTGGATCGCCAGCATCATCGGCGAAATGCGCGACCATCTCCGCGTATTTTTCAGGGTCAAAGCCTTCCGGAATAATTGCGATCTTCTCTTCAAGCTCGGTGACCTTGGCCTTCAATTCATCACGCTTGCGGACGTTCTCCTTGTTGGCGGTGATCACACCACGGACCTTTGGATGATCGTCGATCATATCAAGGTCAAGGACAAACTTGCCTTTCTCCTTTTCATCCTTCTTGTAGAACTCCTTGAGCGTCTCAGGCACATCAGCCTCTGTCTCAAGTACTGCTTTCAAACCCATCGGGTATTCTCCTGTTTGCGACATTCAGTCGCATGTTAGATAGTGCGAGCATATCGCTCATATCGTTGATGAAGTCTTTATGATCTTCCGTCCCTTCATCAGCGCAATTTGGATAACATTTCAAAAGGTAAAGGACCATATTCATAGCCTCTACCTTTTTATTTTCAAAGTCACTCATAACAATTCATTTCTTGCGTAGCTTCTTCTTGAAGCCGCCTGTTGCGTGATAGAACGCAACCTGCTTCTTCGTGAATACGCGACCAGAAGGCGACTTATATTTGCCCTGGCCCTTGCCTTTCATAATCTTCTTGAATGGCATCTGGCTGAACCTCTTCCAAACTATCAAGCCATTTCTTTTTCTGGCGCTCCTTGCCAGACGGAAGAGAGCCAGTACCATCGAGCCGCTGGTGCAAGGCCTTATGCACCTCTGCGTCTTTTAGCATGAGCTCTCTTAGTTGCTCTTCTTGATAAGTCATTATGCCCTCAATAGGTCAACCATTGCCGTCCCACCAACCGCCGCTTGACCGGCGACTTGCGCGACAAGGTTATCAATTATAGTATAATTCGTTGCGCCCGTCCCGCCACCTTCATACTCGATTGATACTGAACCAGCCTTGAGCGATTTAACTTGGCGCTCCATATCTGGTTGCATGGATCCGGGATTTTGTAGCTCACGGTAAGCTGCTTCCGCAGTAGCTTGAAGAAGAGGCCGTGGTATCTCGTCAACATCAATGATCAATCCTTCTGCATCGACAATGTTCGTCATGTATGGGTCATTGATAAAGACCCCATACTCGATCCAGCCGGCCTTGCGCGGCCAGAACAATCCTTGCTCATTGCCATAGGTCTTGACGCCTGGATACTTCACCCAGTTGTCGATGGCTCTTGTCCCTTGAATCAAAGCGGACTCAATTTGCTCATCGCTATACGCCGATATGTCCCAGTTCAACGTCTCTGCGTAAAGCTCAAAGTCCACCTGTAGCATATAGGTGTTTGCTAAAGGCTCGCCAAGACCTTCTTCAACGACAAGAGCCATCGCACATTATCCCTTCTTGAATGAAGGCCTACCAGCCTTGGGCAACGTACCACGCTTGCCCTTGCCGCTTATTTCTACTCCAGCCTTGCGGCCAAAAGCCTTCTTTGCTCCCTTGCTGGCTGCTTTCATTCCAGATGCTTTCCTAGCCATTAGCAACACGCTCCTTGGGTTTGAGACTGGGTGGTTTGATAGGCAACCCAGTCAGGGGATCGACCGCAGCAGGTATTGGTAGACCTGTGCGTGGGTCGATGTCTTGCTCTGCTTGAAGATCCATGTTTGCCTGATCCTCAGCAATGAGCTCTTGCTCCTCGTCAGCGGTGCGCTCCTCCGGGATCACGCCACCCTTTTGGAGACGTTCAAAGGAGGTCTGCCAGGAGTAGGCGCCATCTTGCCAGCCCTTGACGATAGCACCAATCTCTTGCGCGTTGAGCGTGTGATCGTAGAAGTCCAAATTGGGTTCAACCGACACGGATTCTGGATCGACATTCATCCACACTGCTAGGTTCTTGAGCGCCTTTTCAAGGCCAGCAGCACTGGTCATTGCGACTTGCTTCAAGGTAGAGGCCTGATTGCCGAGCCGCATCTTGAGGGCTTCACCGCTCTCTGCTGATCGCTTTTGGTCGGTCAGTATTTGCGCGCCTAATGCTACAGCACGATCAAGGGACGCTTGTATAGCATCCTTCTGTGCGCCTATCCCTGCGCCGCTAAACTCTAGATACTTAGCATCTGCGCCTTTCGGCAAGATCCAAAGCTTCGATGCACCAATTGAAGATGGCGCTGCTCCCGATTTAATTGCCTCTGCGGGATCATCAAAGCCCATCGCAACAGGCGTCGGCTCAGATGTCATATGCATGGCGAATGTGTAGTCCGCGTCAAGGCGATAAATCCTCAAGGCGATCTTTGCTAGACCGTACAATGGTACATCGTCCGGGTCAGCTTGTAAGCCGTTGGTGTTGATAAACACAAATGGTAGTTCTTCCAATCCCTGTACCTGTCCCATCTTGGGAGGCTTAAGTGCCACAACATTCGCAACAGGGGACCAGAGGCCTTGCGCAGTCCGCTCCCATTCACGGGAGGTGTACCGTCCATCCTCCATGTAGCATTCGCGGTAACGCTCTTTCGTGGTCCAGATATTTGTCTCTGGGTTGCGCTCTATTCCACACTCATCAAGTACCAAGTAATTTGGAACTTCATCTTGCGTATCCCAATTAATAATCGACTCAGCTGTGTACCCAGCCAGGTAGCCTTCACCATCTTGATCTATCCCAGGGAGGATACCATAGCGACCAGTAATCATTAGCTCATTAGCAATTTGCCGATGGAAAGTCTCTAACGTGGAACCATTCCTCGTGGCCTTCTCTATCAAGCCTTCCATCTTCTTTGGTAGCTCGACCACAGCAGGGGTTTCTAACATGATCCCAACAGTGCCGCGCACAGTAGGCGAAACCAACTCAGGAAACTCAGCGCGCGACTTGTACGACAAATAAGTCTGATTGCGCAACGCATAGTCCGTCATGGCGTATGTGCCAGACTTCATAGGCAAATATGTTTCACCACGCAACTTGACTGCGTCCTCACCATCAAACGCATCACGCATCAGCTGCCAAAAGCCGGCAAACTCTGCATAGCGCGGATGTTGTATGGTTATATCCATTGTTAGTAAATTCCAGAGTTGACGATAGCAGGTCTCATGGATGCGGTCCGTAATGGTTCAACTGCATAGCGACAAGAGTCAATGGTATGGTTCTTACGATCACTGAGCCTCGGCAATACCTCCTCGGTCTTACGGTCAACCTCGTAACTGTAATTGGTAAACTCATCAGCAACATGCGTACAATGTCTTTGGTGAATGACAATGTCATAGCTCTTCAAGAACTCAATACCCTGCTCAACGGAGTTCGGTCCCTTGATGCTTGGTTGCATCTTTGGATAGCCATTGCGCTTCAGGTAACTTATGTTTTGCGGGTCCGCGCTGTCGGCAATGATAGGCCAATTTCGAGCATGTCCATTGTCGATGGTGTCGAACAACGTCGGCGTCCTGTCAATCTCACAACCGATCTTCCACGCCTCGCGATCAATAAATAATGTTCGCCCCTTGATCCAGCATCGTACAAGTACGGTGGGATCAACTGAGAAGCCCCAATCTGCGCCATAGTAAAAGCGCGCATCGTCCGGTGTCTCGAATTCATCGATGCTGATGTTCTTAAAGACCCTCGCCTCAGAATGCTTCTGATACTCACCCAACCAGACGTGTGCATACTTATCTGGGTCGCGTCGCTGGTCCCAATCTTTTTCCTCAGCAAGCTCTTTCGGAAACCAAGGATTGTCTGTCCAATTGGCACGAACCACTCTTGAATTAGGGAACGCATTATCTCCTCGCAACAATTGCTCTACTGGATCCTTGGGTGACTTAGGGTTCCATGAGAACCATATCTCTGAATCTCTGGCGCGTATTGTAGGACGTAATATGGTCAATGAATGTTGGCTCAGATTTTGCGCTTCCTCGCACCATGCCGCATGATAGCCTTCCAATGATTGTACTGTTTCTGCTGTATGATTCTGCATTCCAGTGAATGTAAATAAACCACCACCAGGCGTTATGATCTTATCATCCATTATGCGAAACTTGGATGCAACCTTGAGCTTGTTGATTTTAAATTCAAGAAGCCGCTTGACTGATTGTTTTAGGCTCTTCTGAATCTCACGGACACATACAAGGCTGAAACCTTTTTTTGCTACAGCACGCTCGATAGCAAGCTCAGCAAAGAAATGCGATTTGCCTGAACCACGTCCGCCATAAGCGCCAAGAAACCTAGCTGGACTCAGGAGTGGTTCGAACACTTTCGGCGTCATTAACCTCAGGCGCATTGTCTTCAGCAATGGCTCTGTAGTCGCGTCCATCTGCATGAATGATCACACGATCAATGTGAGTTATGACGACATCATCGCCATTTCTTTCTGATACTTGAGTAGGAAGGATTTTGCCAAGCAATCCAAGGAAGGCAGGCATCTCAACTAGTGCCGCACAGCGTAGGTAATTTACAAAGCCGGGAAGTCCGTGGGGATTTTCTAAATCATTACCAGCAATGTCTGCCGCCATCAATGCTGCTTCTCTGAGCAAAAGATTTGCTCTGTTTGGAATACCAGCTGGACGTCCTGGTGGATCATTAGCAACGACAATCGCGGTGTTGTTACGTTGTTCTTCCATTGGGGCCGCGCGTACTCTTTCGTTGTTGGCTACCGCTCATGCTTGCGCTCTGTTAGGCAAGGCATTGTTGTACGCGCGGACTAGCGAACAGCTTCTAGGTTAGATCCACTCAACTCTATCGGAACATAACCGCCCATTGCCATCAGCAATACGCGCTCACGATCATGCTTTCCCATTCCTTCATACACTACCAACTCCCCGGCAAATGCTCCATCTTTGACGCGAAGCTTTTGCCCGACATACCAAGGCAGGGGAACTGATCCCTGCCCAATCTTCTCCTTGTGCATCAAATCCTCAACCATTGCGTCTGGTACTATGCTTGGCCTTGCTCCACCCAAGACTTGAAGGACGCCTCTTGTTGATAACAACCCACGCCAGAACCCAGCAACTCTGACGAACAAGTAGCCAGGAAACAAGTACAACAACCGCTCGTGCTTCTTGCCGCGTTGGAAGTATTGCTTGCGGTAGCGGGGCGCATAGCTCTCAATATCTTGGAAGCCTAAGTTGCGGGTTGCGATCCGTTCACAATTCGGCTGAGTTGTTACAAGAGCCCAGTAGCCCGACATGGAGACCGCCAACAACAGGAGCGTTTGAAACCCAACACGAGGAACTCCGTGGCCTGAACTTAGGCCTCTGTTTCGAGGAAAAGTAAAGTTGTTTTCGGAATTTTTGTTTGAAAACTAAACCTTTTAGTAAATCACGGACGGACGTTTCAGCCCGGTAGCCCGGTTACAAAGGCAGACTTTACCTCGCTCTTTTTC